TTATATCAAGTTCTGTTGAAATTTCTTCTATTTGTTTTTGTGGTATAAGTGTTATTTCTCTACATTTGTGATTGTTAATGTAAGTTTCTTTAATAAACTGTGCTTCTTCATAAGATATAGGCAAGTCTAATGTAACACGCAAGTACATATTAGGTTTGATAATGTCAGATTGTGGATCAAGCAGTTTGCTTAAGGTTGTTGTTCTATACTTAGGACATTCTGACCAGTCTAAATATTGTGGCTCTAAGTTATTTTCTCTATCAAGTATCATCATGCCTCGACCATCATCCCATGCATCAGCATAGTTGTGTGGAAAAGCATTACCGATATAGTGTATTTTTCCTTGTTTTTGTCGTTTATGGAAATGTCCTGAAAACACATATTCTTGATTTACAAAATGTTCAGCCCGTAAATCTCCATGCTCAGGCATTTGTACCATAGCATTCATATAAAAGTGCGGAAGTTCAAAATGACCAAACATATACTTTGAAGTACATTTTTGTATTTTTTTCCATTCATCACCTACTAACCAAGGAACAAGTGCAACATCTTCAATTTCTGTAAACCCGTCAACTACAGTTATACCTGGAATATGTCTTGCAAACTCTGTTGAACTTACATCACGTTTGTCTTTGTAGTAAAGATCGTGATTACCAACAAACATATAAAATTTGTCAAATGCTTGTCCTAGTTTTTCTAAACAACGTATAGTGCTGTCCATAGTTGTTAAATTTAAACTACTACGATTGTGATGCCAATCGCCACAAAAAATTCCTGTTTCACAGTTATTTTCTTTAGCTTGATCAATATACCAATCAACAAATGCTTCACAATCATCATTGTGAATTTTGCTGTTTCCTTTCAAGCCAAAGTGAATATCCGTGAACACCGCCGCTTTCTTAAACAAAATACATACCTTTCTTTAGTCTATTATATGTTATTTTTAGATAAAAGTCAACTGCTATTTTGCTGACGAAGTTCTCTTTCTCTCTTTTGCTGGTTTTCCCATTCTCCTTGAGCTTGTCTAGTGTAACTCGGGTTCATATGATTCATTTCTAAGATATCATCTCTGATGTTTTGATTACGTTTTTCTAAATTTATCACCCTTACAAAGCTGTTTGTTACTGCCGCTGTGTAGTAAGCAAAAGGATTTTGTGATTTTGATTCATCAAATTGAAGTCCGATTTGAGCAAGTTGTAAAATTGCTTGACCCTTCATTTCGTCGTTGTATGTGTATCCACGTACATTACCTCTAGTAGCATATCTTTCACACAACTTAATCCACATCATAGCTAGTTTGTCTGTAGCTTTTCCGTGTACCATATTGAAGTATCCATTTTCCATACCACCTTCCCAGTGACTTTTGCCTATACATACTAGTTCATCATTTTCATTAAATTTATAATGTTGAAATGGTGGAAAATTTAATTTTACTCTTGTATCTGCTACTGTTTTTGGATTTTTCTTACGACCAGGTTCTTCTGGAATATGATCAAATGTCATAATTCTAAATACTAGTTCGTATTTGTCAATTTTTTTGTAGTCTACTTCAAATTCTGCCTGTTTTACCTTTTTTCCTTCGCTTTTTGCCTTTTCAAATGCTTGTACTGTTAATCTTTTTGCCTTGTTTCTTTTTGCCTCTGCTATAGTTCTGATATTCACTTTATCTATACTTGGCAGTATGATATCATACTGTGCATATTCTTTGTCTGTATAGCTGCAAAATGTATTTTTTGACTTTGCTATTTCAGCTAATATGTCTTTATTATTCAAATAGTTAATTTTTCTCATTGATTCTCCAAACATTTGTTCTTATTATAAACTACGTAGTTAAAAAAGTCAATAAATAAGTTATAAGGAGAGCAAAAAAATATGGCATACGAAGATAGAATAAAAAGGATAGCTGATTCGCAAGCTCGCAATAGTGCATCCCCAGAATCCTCTACTCCTAATTGGGCAGGGGAAATAAGCGAGAATATATCAAATATTGGTTCTCGTGCTAAAGATGCATTTATTGAAAACATACAAGAATCATCCTTCGGAAAGTTCCTTCGTGCTACAGGTATACTTGGCGCTGAACAAAGCGAAGACTTCGACTTTGGTGAAGCAACCTGGAATCAAAACGCAAATTCACCGGGTGATTGGCGTGTTAGATTAAGTTTACCGGGCAATTTTACAAGTAGTCCAATACTTGCTCCACTTAGTAGAACAAATGGGCTAGTTTGGCCTTACACTCCTCAAATTTATGTGACTCATAGTGCTGCCTATTCGCCTATAAAGCCTATACATAGTAATTATCCATTTTTTGCTTATCAAAACTCACAAGTGGATCAGTTCAGTATCACTGGTGATTTTACCGTAGAAAATGCTTTAGAAGGACAATATTGGCTTGCCGCTGTTCATTATTTAAGAAGTGTATCTAAAATGGCATACGGAAATACACCGCAATCGGGTAGTCCACCTCCAGTAGTAAAATTAAATGGATACGGGGATTATGTATTTAAAAATGTTCCAGTAGTTGTAACACAATTTGCTGTTGAACTTAGCCAAGATGTAGATTACATACATGTTAAAGGCGTAGGCCCTGGCGGAAGTCATGTGCCAACTAGAAGTAATATTCAATGTACAGTTCAACCTATTTACAGCAGAAGAGCAGTAGAAAACTTTAGTTTACAGAAGTTTGTAAATGGAAACTATGTTAAAGGAAGTGGTGGGTTTATTTAATGGCAGTATATAAAAAAAATAGTCCTTGGAATGACACAAACATTATAAACAAACAGTATTTAGGCATACTATCTATCAGACCTATACCTGCTGAAGATGATGACAAGTTATATACTGTTGAAGAACAGTATACACATAGGCCAGATTTAATGGCATATGATTTATATGATGATCAAAATTTATGGTGGGTATTTGCTCAGAGAAATATGGATGTCATCAAAGATCCAATTTATGATATTGAAGCAGGATTAAAAATTTACATACCAAAAGCAGCTAATTTAAAAACTTTTTTAGGAATTTAAGTCAATGATTACAGTAGGCAGAGGCATTGACACAATCAAAGGACTAGCTTCAGGAGTTAAAGGAGCTACAGTAAATCCTTCAACTGGTGTTAAACCTGAACAACAACAATATTTCTCAGGAGGTGTTGCTGAAGTGATAAGTCAGATTGCCGCCGCAACAGGATTATTAGGAGGTGGCCCTCCCTTTCCAAACGAACTTAGAGATTTTGCAAGTTACAACTATGTGTTTACACTTGGTTGTTTAAATAATTTTGAAATAAATTTTCCAGACTTAACTTATAGAATATCTGATCCATCTACTGTGATTTTAAAATCAGGAGGAGGAGCAGGTTCTGGTGCTGCAACAGTGTATGAAGGTGCTGGCAAAGTAGAGTATTATATAGATGATGTAGAAATAGGCACAATTATAGGATTTAATCCTCAAACAAAACATTCAAATGCAACAGACATAAGTTTTAAAGTTACAGAGCCACTTAGTATGGGTTTATTCTTACAAGCATTACAAGTTGCTTCGCTAAGGTCAGGACACAAAAATTATTTAATGGCTCCTTTTGTTTTATCTGTAGAATTTAAGGGCTACGACGGTAATGGCAACAACATTTCAAAACCAGGAACACGCCGTATATTTCCAATAAAAATAGTAAACATAGATTTTGAAGTAACAGAAGGCGGAAGCGTATACAATGTTCAAGCTATACCATGGCACGAACAAGCACTCACAAATCAAATTCAAAGTATTAAGACTGATGTGACTATAACAGGAAGAACTGTTCAAGAGTTGTTACAAGCAGGCGGCCAAAGTTTAATGCAACATATTAATAGACGCGAACAAGAAAAGAAAAAATCAGAAGATGTAATTACACCAGACGAATTTGTTATTTTATTTCCTACAAAGAGAGACAGTGCAACCGAAGGTCTTGGAGGCTCGCAAGAAAAAGTAGATGCAGCCACTGTCAATCCTACCAGTGCTGGACCAGGAAGTTCTGGTTTTTCAGAAGAAGATAAACGTAGAATATATGAAAGTATCACAGGTACAGAAAATGCTCCAATTCCTGCTGACTTTGATGCAGAACTATCCAAGCTATTAGGAATTGTAGTTCAAAGAAGTAAAATAGGAGAAAGCATTAGAGAATACGCAGAAAAAGATGAGAATATAAATGAAATTGGTAAAAGTAAATTAGTAAAATCATTTTTAGATGGGGGTAAACAACCGTTTGGTAAACCTAAGTTTGTAGAAGTAAAAGGTAAGCCGGGCGTTTTTTCTAGAGGCAAAGTACAAATTAGTAATAATCTACGTTCACTTACGTTTAAATCGGGCACAAATTTTCAAGAAATGATAGAAGAAATTGTCATTCTAAGTGAGTACGGACAAAAAATTGCTACAACAGAACCTGACGCAAATGGATTCATACCTTGGTTTAGAGTTGAAGCAGATTGTTATAATATTACCGATCATGAACAAATGGATCTTACAGGAGAATATCCTAAAATTTATGTATATAGAGTTGTTCCTTACAAAGCACATGTAAGCAGGTATCAGCCTAGTACAAAATCTAGCCCAGGTATTGAAATGCTAAAACAACAGGCTTGTAAAAAATATGATTACATTTATACAGGACAGAACGATGATATATTAGAGTTTGACATAAATTTTGACGCAGCATTTTTTACAGCAATTACACCATTTGGCGGAAAAAATAAAGCAGGAGTAAAAGATAAAGACTCTGAACAAGTTGCAAAAACTAATGATGAAGCAGATGTTAAATTAGCAAAAGGAGATACGTCGAATGTTTCTGCTAGTGGTAATGTTGCTACAAAAGAAAAACAATCTAATACTTCAGGAGGAAGGGGTTCTGGTGGTGCAGGTGATTTAAACAGTATTAAAACTTCTGTAGCTAGGGACTTTAATGATGCACTTGTGAACAGTACTGTTGATTTGGTAACTGCAAATATGACTATATGGGGAGACCCTTATTACATTGCTGACAGTGGAATGGGTAATTATAATGCTCCTGAAACGCCATTAATTAACATAACAAAAGATGGCACAATGGATTACCAAAGTAGCGAAGTAGATATAGAAATTAATTTTAGAACACCTTTAGATTATGGTGCAGGAAATTGGATGGATTTTCCAGGTGTTGCTACATCTCCGGTTGGAGCATTTAGTGGAGTTTACAATGTAATGACATGCCAGAATAGTTTTACTGGAGGAACATTTACACAACAAATGAAATTAATTAGAAGAAGAAATCAGCCAGGAGAAGATACAAAAGTAGAGCCAACTACAGAAGGAAACAAAGCAGTTGAAGAAAAAACAGATAAAAAATCATCTTCTGGAGAAACTCCATCATCTAGACCAAGAGACGGTGGAAATCCAGGAGGTACTACTACATCTGCACCACCGCCAGCATCTGGTTCTGGACTAGGAAATGTTACTTAGGAATATAAATGAGACAAGTAGACCCAAAAAAATCAAATAGACTTACAAGAGGTGTCGCACCTGACTGGATGAAAGGCAGTGGACCTTTTGTTGGTAGAATTACTAATCATTTAGATTCTGATTTCATGGGTCGTTTAGAAGTTGAAATTTTAAAAATTACTGAAACAGGAAATGAAGATTCTGAAACAAGTGCAGGTTACACTGTTCCGTGTTCTTATGTGAGTCCTTTTTATGGAGTCACGCCAAGAAGCGGAGTTTCTAAAAATGCAGGATATGACTTTACACAAAAAAGTTATGGTATGTGGGCTATTCCACCCGATGTTGGAGTCAAGGTAATTGTATTCTTTGCAGAAGAAAATTATGGCCATGGATATTGGATAGGATGTGTACAAGATAAGAATATGAATTTTATGCTTCCAGGCGGTGCATCTACTACATTTAATGATGCTGATAAAGGTACTGCTTTGCCTGTAGGCGAATATAATAAAAAAGTTGAAACAGGTGCAGGAAAAGATGCTACACAATACATAAAACCACACAGCCCTGATCAAGTGGAGCAACTTAAAAAGGCTGGATTAATAGCGGATCATGTAAGAGGTACTAACACATCTAGTGCAAGAAGGGAAGTTCCTAGTATGGTGTTTGGTTGGAGTACTCCTGGTGCTCTTGATAGACGTCCAGGAAAACCAAAAGCAGCATACGGTGAAAAATTTGCACAAAGTCAAGTGCCATTTAGCAGACTAGGTGGTAGTACATTTATTATGGATGACGGTGATGCCGCTTTTGTAAGAAAAACAAAAGCAAGCGAAGGGCCTGCGGCATATGCAGATGTAGAAGCAGGAGAATCAGGAGATCCTACTTTACCTGCAAATGATTTTTTAAAATTACGTACTAGAACAGGACATCAAATACTTTTACATAATTCAGAAGATTTAATTTATATTTCACATGGTAGTGGTGACAGTTGGATAGAACTTACAGCTAACGGAAAAATTGATATCTATTCAAAAGACAGTGTAAGTATCCATACAGAAAATGATTTCAATTTTAAAGCAGATAGAGATATTAATTTACAAGCTGGCAGAAACATAAATTTAAATGCTACAGAAAATATTTTTGAGACAGCTGGAATTAATATTGAAAGAAAAGCAGGAGAAAATATTTTGGATACAGCTGCAATGAATATTGAAATCAAAGCTGGCGAAGATGGCAAAATTACAACAGCGGGAAAACTAGATATTGATACTCCTAATACACATATGAATAACATTGATGTCACAGGTAAAGCATTAGTATCTCAAATGGTTAACACACCTATGGTACAGGCAGGTAATGTTAATGGTACAGCAGCAGGAGCATCTTGGCCAAATCCAGGTGCTTATCAACAATTGGGAGGGTATGGTGCAAGTCCACCAACTGCTCCTACTTCAGCACAAGATGCTAACGATGCTAAAACGCCTAAAAGAGTACCGGAACACGAACCTTGGCAAGGACATGAAAGTATTGATCCTACATTGCATACAATTGATAAAACAGATGTGTCAGAAGATGCAGAAACTGTGTTACCAGAAGCACCAACAATCAAGGATACATTCAAAAAACAATAGGTTAAATACAGTATGAGCTCATTAGAAAAAAAATTATTTAAAGATATAACTGTAAAAGGTAATGCAAAAGATTCTTATGATATAGGTAGCAAGTATTACCGAGGTATAAGCACGGTTAATCCTAATAATTCAAATCCTGTATTGTACGATATTGCTTTAATTAAACAAGATATAATAAATCATTTCCACATTAGGCAAGGCGAAAAACTATCAGATCCTACATTTGGAACTATTATTTGGGACGTTTTATTTGAACCTTTGACACCAGCATTAAAAGATGCAATATCACAGAACATTACAAGAATTGTAAGTTCAGACCCAAGGGTAAAAGTAAAGAAGATAATTGTAGACCAATATGAAAGTGGTATACAAATTGAAATAGAATTGGAGTATTTGCCTTACAACATATCAGAAGCAATGAAATTTACGTTTGATGAAAATGCAGGATTTTTATCCTCCTAATTAACTACGCACTTATCATTGTTCGATAAATATTAAAAAGGAAATTTTTTATGTCATCTACAGATAGACAAAACAGGTTACTAGTAGCAGAAGATTGGAAGCGTATCTATCAAACATATAGAAACGCTGACTTCAAATCCTATGATTTTGAAAATCTTCGTAGGACTATGATTAATTATCTCAGGCAAAATTATCCTGAAGATTTTAACGATTATATTGAAAGTTCTGAATATCTTGCACTAATTGATCTGATAGCATTTTTAGGACAAAATCTTGCGTTTAGAATGGATCTAAATGCTAGAGAAAATTATCTAGAACTTGCTGAACGTAGAGAAAGTGTTTTAAGATTAGCAAGATTATTAAGTTACAATCCTAAACGTAATATTGCCGCTAACGGAATTATGAAAATGGCAAGTGTTACAACATCTGAGTCATTTGTAGATTCAAACAATATTGATTTAGAAAATCAAACAATTATTTGGAACGATCCGGCTAACCCAAACTGGTATGAACAATTTATAAAAGTTCTTAATAGAGCTATGCCAACTAACGGAGTTGTAGGCAAACCTATTAAAAAAGAAATAATTGACGGCATACCAACTGAACAGTATAGATTGAATAGTAACAATACAGGTGTACCTCTGTTTAGTTTTTCTACAACTGTAGATGGCTCTAGCACAAACTTTGATCTTGTTAGTACAGATATAACAAGTTCTGCTATTATTGAAGCTACGCCAAGACCAGGAGCCAGTTTTTCTATAATATACAGAGAAGATGGCAGAGGATCTGGTAGTGCAAACACAGGATTTTTTAGCCACTTTAGACAAGGCACATTAGATTCAGGAGATTTTTCTGTGCTTAATCCTAGTACAAATCAGACAGTAGGGATTGATGCTAATAACATTAACAATTCAGATATTTGGTTATACCAATTAGACGAAACAGGAACTGAATCAGATCTTTGGACAAAAGTTGATGCTGTCGAAGGCAACAATGTAATTTATAATAGCCTAAATAAAAAAATAAGAAACATATACAGTGTGTTGTCTCGTGCTGAAGACAGAGTCAGTTTGATATTTGCAGACGGAACATTTGGTAACTTACCGCAAGGATCATTTAGAACATATTATAGAACAAGTAAAAATAGAAATTTAATTATTACTCCTGATGATATGAGAGGTATTGCAATTGATATTCCCTATATTAGTAGCATTGGAAAAATTGAGACACTTTCAATTGTATTTGAATTAAAATACACAGTAGATAATGCAAGTACTTCTGAGACAAGTTTAAACATAAAAGAACGTGCACCTGCAACATACTATACGCAAAATAGGTTAATTACAGCAGAAGATTATCAAATAGGACCTTTAAGTGTAAATCAAGAAATAATAAAAGCAAAAAGTGTTAATAGAACTACAAGCGGTATAAGTCGTTACTTTGATCTTGTTGATGCTACAGGAAAATATAGTAAAACAAATTTATTTGGAACCGACGGAGTTTTATACAAAGAAATATTAACAACAAAAGATAAGTTTACTTTTACAACGCAAACAGATATTGAAGGTATTATAATTAATACTATTGAACCTATCTTATCTGGCAAAAAAATACGAAATTATTACTCTAGTGAATATCCAGAAGTTGATACAGCAGACTTGGCTATTACATGGAATCAAAACACTAAAGATACAAATTTAAGCACAGGGTATCTTACTAATGTCAATAATATTAAGCAAACACTAGGTTCTTTTACAACAAGTATTTTAAAATTAATTAAGCCAGGATCTTCTGTAAAATTTTTAGCACCTGAAGGAAAACATTTTGATCAAGAAGGCAACTTGATAACAGGTGAAGCAAATTACACAGGAGCAATAACTTACAAATGGGTAAAAACAGTTAATGTAGCAGGCAACGGAACTGTAGATAATGAAGACGGATCTGGACCTGTGTTATTAAATGATGTTATTCCTACAGGCGCACAATTAGTAGAAATTAAACCAAGTGTTGCACAAACTATAGAAGATGATGTCAAAACACAACTAGTAGATCAAATTTTTTCCAACAAAACATTTGGCTTAAGATTTGATAGAGATTTAGGTCAATGGCGTCTTGTAACTGAAAGTAACTTAGATGTTACATCCGGATTTAGCATAGGAAAAACCGGTGATATTTCCGGACAGCGTATTGATGCAAGTTGGCTCTTAAAATTTACAACTGACGGAGAAACATATACCATAGAATATCGAGGAAGTAGATATGTTTTTGAGTCAGACAAAGAGATAAGATTTTATTTTGATAGCAGCGATAAAATTTACAATAATCTAACCGGCAAGGTAGTTAAAGACAGGATAATCGTTTTAAATAATAATAACAAGCCAGATAGCATAGTAAATTTTACCACAGATCAAAATTGGGAAATTACAGAAGAATTTCGTGATTCAGTTGGATATGTTAATAGTAAAAAAGTAGAAGTAACATTTTTTGATAATGATGATGATGGTGTAGTAGACGACCCACAAATTTTTGAAGAAATTGTTGCTCCTAATGTAAATCTTACATCAAAATATATATTCTTGAAAAAGTTTATTACAGAAGACGGAGTGGTTGATTTCAATTTTATAAGCAACGATTCTTTAAACGTAATTATAAAACAAAATAAAAGTTCATTAGGAGCATTAAGTCAATATGCAGATATGCAGATTTTTTATTTTATTGATGAACAGATATTTGAAGTATATAATAAAACTACAGGTAAAACATCAATCACCTCTGATTACAAAGCATATTTAGGAAGAGAAAAAATTAAATTCCAATACATTCATGCTGCAGATGACACATCTCGTATTGATCCTAGCTCAAGCAATATTATTGATACATATGTTTTAACAAGAGGATATGATACACTATTTAGGCAATACTTAGATGGTGTGATAGCAAATAAACCATTACCTGCATCTAGTGATGCTTTGTATACAAGTTATGGCGCAGATTTAGCTAAAATAAAATCATTAAGTGATGAATTAATTTTTCATCCGGTGAAATATAGAGTATTGTTCGGAAACAAGGCAGAAAGCACATTGCAAGCAAAATTTAAAATAGTAAAAAATTCTGGTATTGTATTAAATGATAACGATATCAAGTCTCGAGTAATTAGTTTAATTAATCAATTTTTTGCATTAGAAAACTGGGAATTTGGAGATAAATTTTACTTCTCAGAACTTTCAACATATGTTATGAAAGAAATGGCTCCAGACATAGTAACTTTTTTAATTGTTCCAGAAGATGCAAGTCAAACTTTTGGAAGTTTATTTGAAATAAAATCAGAAGTAGATGAAATTTTTATTAGTGGTGCAACAGTTAATGACTTACAAATAATAGATGCAATAACAGCTAATCAGTTAGTGGCATCTGGTTTAGTTGTCACTAGCGGAAGTTCAGCAAATACAGGTATTACAAGTGCCGCTGTTACTTCCGGTACAACCACTTACACATCTACAAGTAGTAGCACAATTAGTTCAGCAAGTAGTACACCTAGTTCGAGTATTCCAAGTAGTTCAAGCAGTAGTAGCTCCGGAGGAGGATACTCAGGTGGCGGCGGGTCATCAGGTGGTGGTGGATCATCAGGTGGCGGCGGGTCATCAGGTGGTGGTGGATCATCAGGTGGTGGCGGATCGT